GCGCAGGCGTGCTCACAGCTGGCGCCGTGACTGCAGGAGCGGCGACTCCAGGAGGCTGCGCAACGACTCCCGCGGGCATCGCCTGCAGCAGATTCGCCAAGTCCATTCCGCGCGGCCCTAAATTGGGATATTGCGCAGGCGGCGAAAGCCCAGGCTGTCCAGGCGGAATCTGTCCCGGCATCTGTCCCGGCATCTGTCCGTATCTCATCATATTGCCGCTCCAACCTCGAAAATCAGGTCAATCCCGTTCAGCGCGAATTGTGATTGTAGCGACTGCGCCTCGATCACGAGCGAGACTGTATGTCCGACCCCGGAGATACTGCGCCACTGACGCGCGCCTAGATTCTCACCGCCCCACAACTTCTCCCCCCAGTTGCCTTCACCCCAAACCAACGCATTCGAAAGCGTCGTCGTCGGCCATCCAGGCAATGACGGGAACGCGCTATAATCTGTGCGCGCGACGCCGCGCACAGCGGCGCCGGTCTGCGTCGTCACAATCGGACGCCACATCCGCAGCGCCTTCGTCACGCCGCGCGATCCTAGCGAGCTCCACGACGTCTGCAGCGCTCCGACGATATCGTCGCCGCCGTCATCGTGATTTTCGTCGCAAAGATAGACGTCGCCGCCATACCCGCCCGCATAAAGGCGGCCCTGAAAAACCTCGAAACACGCGAAATTCCACCCGGTGAATCGTGTCCAGCCGCCAGTAATTTGGTGGCGCACGAACTGCACCGCAGTCGACGCGCTCGTCGGCGCATTGAGCAGCAATAGATCGCCGGCAGGGTAAAACACACCCTCCCAACCGGAGAAATTAGCGCCTACGCTCACGTGATCGCGAAACGCAGTCGAAATAACGCCCGTCAGATAACGCACCTGCTCGATCGGCTTCTTGCCGCGAAACACTTGCGATACGGGCACAAGCCCATTGCGTGTTATAACGCCGACATCACCGTCGAGATCAATCAGCGGCCTATCGCCTATCGGCTCGCCGGCGTAAAAATTGCCGACGAGAGACCAGTTCGCCGAATCTCCGGGATTGCTGCCTTGATACACAGCAATCTCGCCCTCGGACGATAAAAAAACAGTGTAGTCATCCGGCCCCGCGCCGCCGTCGAACGTCAGCGTAGCGCCGGCGATCAGACGACCGCCCAGCGAAAACACCGAACCAAGACTAAATTCGCTGACCGTGCCTGCGATCGTCTCCACCGGCAAATAGCCGAAGACCAGCGAATTTTTTAACAAGAAAAATAATCGCTGCTTGGATTCCCACACGAAAAAAATGTCAGTCGAAGAAAAACTCGTCAGCGTCAAAGACGGCGTCGCCCACGCCGATCCATTCCAGTGACGCGGGGCGTCCGAGCCATTGCAAATCCAGAGATGCGCCACGCCGGAAAGAGGCGTGAAATTGACATACGACCAGCGCGCGTGCGTAAGCCCGGACTGCACCGCAGCGCCGACCGCGCCAGCGCTCGTCACATTGTATATATTGGCGCCGGAGGCCGCGAACAACGTCGAGCTTGCGCCCGCATTATACGGCATCAGCGTTTCGACCGCGTTCGCGATTCCCGTCACATGCGCTTCGTATCCCTTGCGCATTTCTAAGGCGATGCCCTTCGGGATCCAGTTGTCCAGCACAATTGCGCGCGTCGGAGGCAGCTCCGCTACTGGCGTATCCGTGTCCCAGCCCTCAACCGGCGCCGGCAATGTCGTCGCGATGCTACGCGTTTGAGGGCGCTGCCCGCTACGCGGCCCATGCGTCCCAGCAAGCGTTTGCCTCACGATAGATCCCAGCTCCCCTCAGGAATTTGTCCTGTCCCGAGCTCAATATCGCCTGACGCGAAGCTGACCTCCGCTGATCCACGCTGCGCCGCCAACTCGTCAGCAATGCGCAGCTCGGCGTCGCGAAGAGCCTCAGCATAATCGAGCCCTTTCGCTTGCAGCCATCGCCATCGCACATCCAAAGTCAGCAATTCATCGCCGAGCAAAAACGTATCTGTGTCCGCCGCAAAATTAGTTCGGAACGTCGTGTCTGACGCTTGCACCGGCGTATTGCAGACATATTCATAATATGCCGTGTCAGCGCTCGTCGGCACGGGGAAAATATGCAGCCCGTCATATCGCAGCATCATGATCTGCGTGATGCTGGTGATAATCGGCTCCCCCTTAAGTCGCTGCCACTCGACCGATGTCGTCGGGCCGATAATCCGACGATTTGTCGTGCGATTCCACGCAGTGTCGCGCAAAATGCGATCGAGATCCGATGGCTTGCCCGCCGCCTGCGCCGAAGCAAGCGACATCGCAAAACTATGCTCGCGCTTCAACACAGGCCATTCATGACGGCGCAACAAAGCTTGCGCCGAGCGACGCGCTAGCGCGTACAGCAATTCCTGCGTCTCTTGCCCGTCGCCGACAATCGAGCTTGTGACGGCTAGCGAAGCAAGGCGCTGAACATCGTTCAGCGCAGAGAGCAGCGTCAAATCCGATCCTCTGCAGAGTCGTCGGAAAACGCCTCGTCCTTTGCCGGCTCGTCGACGATGACGACCTTACGTGGGCGGCCGCGACGCCGCCGTTCTGGCGGATCGAATCCGTTTGTGCGCGAGTTCGTTTCTTGTGCGGCAATTTCCGCCTCTCTCAACCGGCGTTTCAGCTCCTCGATCTCCGCCGCCATTCGCTGGATGTCCGCAATCCCTGCGCCCTGCGCCAAAAATGCTTGCGCTTTTGCGCGCAACTCACGCGCGCCCATGCCGATATTCTGCAGATAGCTATCGCTCAGCGCAGCGAGCTGCTGCACGCTATAGATGTTCAGATGCCTGAGCGTCTCGACCATCGCGCGATCAAGCGCCGGCCACATCTCTAGCGGCGTGCCGGCATCAGTCGATGTGCGCTTCTCGCGCCACTCTTCGAACAGCTTTTGGAAGCGGCGAAACGACGTGGGCTTGAACGATTCCGTTCCGTCCGCACGCCGGCGCCAGACCTCATATTTTGCGTCCGCTTGTTTTTGGCCCGCAGCGAGAACGCGGGCGAAAACGACATTGTCGAAAACAGGAACGCCGCGATTTGCGCTTTCGACCTCATTTTTTACCGCCTCCTCGTCGAAAAAAACGAGACAAGGCGGAAAACGAGGATCCTCAGTCAAAAAATACGGCTTCGAGTTGTCCGACAATGTCGCCTCCTATTGCTTACACGCCGTCAAACGCGACAATTGTTTTTGGGTTGTCGAGATAACAGGCTGCGCTCGCGGGCGCGCCGCCGACGCTCGCCGAGAGGCGAATGCCAATCACCGCGCGATGGCCAGCATCCGTATCGTCAAGCGATCCGGCGGTGCCCGACGTGTAGAGCTGCACCTCGGCGGCGCAGTTCGCCAACACATTGACAAGCCCAACACCGCGCGTAAGCAACCAGCCATAGTCATTATCCGCAAACGCCACTTGCGCCACGCCGCCGGACGGATGCGATTGAGCCAGCGCCGCCGTAATTTTGAACGCCTCAAACGACTCGTCGAAAACCGCAAAGTCATATTGCGCGATCGCTCCGTCGGCATGCACATATACGTACTCGTAGCCCAAATCATTGACGTACCTCGTGCCGACGCGATGCGTCGGTTGCGTCCCTTCCGACACTTTGCCGGTGTCGGCTGGCGTGTCAGTGAGATTCACGCCCTGCAATTGAGTGCTCATTTCCGCTCCTTATTGGTCAAGCCGCCCCTGCAGCGAGCGATTGGATACAGTCATATTGCCCGCCCACAGCATAATCTGCGTCATGGCGTCCTGGTTGAGCGACATGCGCTCGCCGCCGACGATCTCCATGTTGCGCTTCGAATGCGTCACGAACTGCAAATAGTCCGTATTCAGCATATACATGACGCTCGACGGCACGCCTGGATTAGCGCGCTTCCCGCCGTCCAGCACAACATCGGCGCCCATGAATTTGACTGTCTGGAAACCAGCTTGTCCTTCCGTGTCCGACGCAATTCGTTGAATCGCAACCAGCGACGCCATGTACATCTCGTAGAGAACATCATCGGCCAAAACGAGATCGACCTTGTCGTTATTTCTCACGAGCTGAAAGTACACATTGCGCATTGCTTGCTGAATATTCGCAGACGTCATCGCAACGCCAAGAAGTGTAGAGCCATCGACGCTGACATTGCGCCAGAAGCTCCACGAGCTCGCATTGATGCCGCCGACCGTATTCGTGTTGACTTCCGGCACTATCAGATCCAAGCCGCCGATCGCTCGGCCGCCTGCCGCCGTGCCGTCTCCATACACAGCGGAGCCCATCTGATTAATGAATGTGCGTCGCGCATTGGAGACTTTGCTCGCCAACAATTTAATCACTGCGCTACGACCGGCGTTCTGCAACTCTTCGAGACCAGAAATGGAAATCGGCACATACGCCTGTTTCCAATCGAATTCCGCAGCCGTGATGAAGTCATTGACGCCGATGTCCATCGTCTCGTAGCCGGAATACCAGCCGAATTGAGCATTCTCGGCATATTCGAGCGGCTGCGTTATGTTGCGTCCGCCGTCCTCGAATTTCTGATTCCCTTTTTTCCTGAGTCGATTAAAATAAGCGACGTTATCGCTCATATTGTCGATGAGGTCCGGCATTCGATTTCGCAGCGTGGTCGCTACGATCTGCGTGAGATTTGGCGATGCCATTGATCATTGTCCTATATCTATGCGCCGTCGTAGAGAGCTCCGATCTCTTCTTCGAGGCTAAGTTTTCGGGGTGCGACGGGCCCTGACGGCGCGCCGCGCTGACTCACAGCCGCTCGCCTGGCCCGACTGGCTGCGGCATGGCGCTGGTCATCAAGGACGCGCTGTCGTAGCTGCGGGTGTGCGTACACGGCTTCATCGTAAAGCTGGTCCAAGGTGGCCCCCTGATTAACGCGCGCTAGAGCGGCCATGCGCTCACGCACTTCATCGAAATAAGGCTTGTCCTTGGCCCACTCACGAATCTTAGCGACCTCGGCGTCGCGCTGCTGCTGCGACATCCCAGTCTGAAACTGATTGAGCGCGCCGCTCAAGCGCTGCACTTGTTGCTCTAGCTCACGCACGCGCGGATCTATGCGCGGCGCGTCAGCCAGGCGATCAGCCAGCGCGATGAGATCCACACCCATCTGCTCGGCGATCCAGGCGACGCCGGCCTCAGGATCGGCGCGCAAAAACTTATCCGCCTCGATCAGATTCGAGACATACTGCGCTCCGCTCAAGCCCGCCTGGCGAAGCTCATCAGTGTGCGGCGCAAGCTGCCGCTCGACCGGCTCCCATACTTTCGCCCGCGTCGAATGCTGCTCGATTCCCATCGCCGCTTCGCGCTCGCGCTCTTGCAGCGCCTTGCGGAATCCTTCCGGGAGCTTGGCCCACTCAACGCCATGATCAGGCTTCAACCACAGCGGCGCCCATTCCTTTGCGACGTTCTGCGGCTCGGAATCTTGCTCCTTCGGCACAAATCTCCGGCCCTCACGCACATATTCGCGCGGGCTCTCGACCGGGAACGCCTCATCGTCGCTCTGGTCTAGCGCCTGATTGAGTTCCTCCTCCAGGCCGTCGAATTCTTCGCTATCAATCTGGTCTTGGGGCATATCCCGTCTCCGCCTCGTATTGCTGCAGCGCCTCGTTCACGCTCTCTTCGATTTTCTTCATCGGCTTGTCGCTGAACGCCGTATGATATTTCTCGGTGCCCAGCTCGACGCATCCCGCATCACGCAGCGCTTCGCGATACCGACTCTTACTATCATATCTCTTGCAATCGGCATGACTAAAGACGCCGTTGATTCCGCCTGGCATGGCGTCGCTCTGCACGTACGGAGCAGGGTAAGCGCCACGAGGCGGAGGATCGTCGCGACAATTGTGCGGCCATGCGCCGATCTGGTGGAGATCGCCGCAATATTTGCAAAGCCGATAACGCATCAATCAAATCCCTATGCCGCCAGCAACAACAAGTCTTCGTCCTCTTCCGCATCGACAGCCCGCGCCAGCATCGCTGCTCGCGCCTCGTCCACCGCATCGCGAAGAGCCCTGCGCCGGTCGATAGCCGTAAGCGTCGCGCGTACAGCCTCCATGCTCGCTGTAATCGCGCTTGTATCGACTCCTTGCGCGCTCAACTCAGCAAGCACATCCGCACGCACAATAGGCGACAGATCGCGCAACTCTTTTTTAACGCGCTCTGCGAGACGACGTGCGCGCCGTTTCGACATGCCGACGCGCGTGGGGAACGCATCATCGCCGCCGACCATCACCACAGGCGGCATAGTCGCAACGCCGACCGCAATGATTACGCCCACGCCGCTAAGCGGAGCCGCCTCTTGCCCCGGCGCAACGCCCTCTGTCGTAATGACGCCGACGCCGGCGAGCGGCGCTATATCGTCCGCATGCTTTGCGCCGGTTGCAGCGATGGCGCCGACGCCAGCGATCGGCGCTGCGCTTGCAGCGCTTTTAGCGCCGGCCGCAATAACTGCCCCGACGCCGCTGAGCGGCGCTGAGTCATCCGCATGCTTTGCGCCGCTTGCAGCGATAGAGCCGACGCCGCTGAGCGGCGCTGAGTCATCTGCATGCTTTGCGCCGCTTGCAGCGATAGAGCCGACGCCGCTAAGAGGCGCGGATTCAGAGTGACTCTCCGCAACGCCAGTAAGCGCCGATAATCCTGATTGAGGCGGCGGCCTTGGGCGCCAAGGCCGCCGAAAAACGCCGCTCAATTGCTACACTTCTTCGAAATACAACGTCCCGCTCATCGTTATCGAGTCCGCCGGCGTCGTCTCAAGCTCCAGCGTCCAGCGATTGCCAGGCGAGATTCGCGGCCTCGTCTCCGGCGTGTACCAAAATACATAAGGCACACGCACATTCCACACATGCGCCTCCAGTTCCTCCAGCGATCCAGACCCCGCAGCCATGATCGTCGTATTGTTTCGCTCCACCGTCGCGCCGCTCGCAACATCGTCATCATCACGCGGTTGCGGCGTGACCGACGCGCCGCCGGAGCCCGAAGTCACCGACCCCACGCCGCGATTGCACGTTAACACCAAGCCCTCTTCCGCTGCGTCTCCCACCTCGGTGCTCTGCGCGATCGCAAATCCGTGGATCAAAATGGGCTTGCCGGTCGCCGCAAGGACCTCAAAAAAATCTTGCGCCGCCGTCACCGCAACAGACTTGAACACAGCCGTATACATACGTCCCACGCGCCTTACCTCACTAATAAATGCGCCATGCCGCCGCTCATCACCGGCGGAAACGATGTCGCCACAGCGGACGCTTGATTCACCGCGCACCCGGCGACCATGTAATACAGCGTCGTCCCGGTCGTCCAAATCCATCCCAGCGCATGATACGCAGAGCCGTTTTCGCGCGCGGAAGCGTAGGTGGTGAAGTTGTTCAACGCCTCGACCTCGCCGCCATGCGTCTGATCGCCAAGACTATGCGGCAACAGCTCCAATTGCTTCTGCACGTATTCTGTGCCGCCAGCCGTAATCGATATGTCGCCAGAATTAGTCCCGCTCGTCGCAATCGGCTTATCGCCTCCGTAATGCCGCACCGGCCCGGTCGTGGACCCGGAATCAAAGCGCTCGGTCCAGCCTGACGGGGTCGCCGCCGCCGTATTGGCGCGCGTGACGCCGTAATACACCGCCAGCACATCATTCGCCGTCGTGGCGCCGCCAGTGGATGTATTCGTCGTCGACGTGCCCGAACCGTGCGTGCCCAGCGAATTTATCGGCGTCCCCGTCTCACGCGTATCGCGATAGAGATGCACTCTAGACGACGCATCTGCAGAGCCCGACCATGAGATTGTCGGATTTACATCCGTCCCGTCGTAAATCCGCCAAGCATACGATACCTGACAACTGGTCGGCCCCGTATGCTGAGTCAGTATGTTCCAGCCGCTTCCGCTGATCGAATGCGTCGCGCTATTCTCGCTATGCGTCACGCACAGCATAAGGTCGCCGCGCATCCGCCCTGTAATCGCAGCGCTCGGATTGCGACTCGTGACGGCCGAGGCGACGGACAGCGTGCCAGATGCAATGTAGACTGGTATGCCATCTACGCTGGCGACTGTTCGCGCTACGCTCGCCGTCGTGCCGCAAACCGATGCGCCGATGCCCAGCCCCCCGGATCCGGCGCCGTCAAATCCGATATAGCGCGTATTGCCGCTTGCAGCAGCGCTGTCAGTGCGCAACGTCCCAAACGGCGTTGTTTGATCGACGCCTGTAAGCACATAGCATTCCACGACAGATTCGGTGGAAGCCGAAAAGCTCACTGCGAGATTCGCCGTCCCGCTATTAGGAGCCGTCAACTGATAAATGCGCAGATTGTCAGCGCCGGAATTAGCGCTAACCGATCCATGCAGCGTCGGCGTTTGTCCATTGCGAGCAATGCTCGTGACCGTGGCGCCGCTCCCCGACGAGTAGACCGCAATCCACAGCGCCGAATTGGACGCTCCAGAAACCGTAACAGCAACCTCAAGCGGCCCTGTCCCCGTCGTCTGCGAGCCAATGTACCGATTCTCGACAGCGACAGCCATCAGCTATCAGCTGTCGGAAATCACAAACGTAGTGCCGGACGCCAATACTGTATACGTGCCCTGACCGCTATAGCTCTCGCTAGTCACCTGATCTGATCCCAGCCAGGTCGGACCTGCGGCCCAATAGCCGACATACGCAACAGTAGCGCCGGCGGGCACATCGAATGTCACATCAGCATTCAGCGCACGCGACCCACCGGACGCTGCATTCACGGTGATAGTCTTTCGTGCATAGGCAGGCGATCCGCCTGAAAGCTCATTATTCGCCCCGCTCGGGCCTGGATCAGCCGAATGCAGCGACGCTTGCGCATACGTAATCGCATCCAGCATCGTGTTCTTGGCGCCGGTCGAGAATATACCCATCAGCGCACCGCCCTAACACGCTTCGTCCCGGTGACGGGATCAACCACGAGCTCTTTCTCCGCTCCGACAGCTTCTGCAACAGCGCGCATCGCTTCCGCGCTGTCGCTCATCGCTTGCGCCGACTGAACCAAGGCGCCGACAATCGGCTCCAGCAGCGAGCCCGCCGCCTCCGCATCAGTGTTGACGCTCACCGCCGGCTTTGGTTCCGCGCGTCGGTCGATCTCATAGCGCTTCAGTTCACGATGAGCGCGCGCTTCCTCCGTTCCCAACATGATCCTATGCTCCGCCTCGCGCTCCCGCAGCGCATAATCCTGCATTTGCGCCTCGCGTTGCAGCGCGACGCCTTCTTGCGCCGCAAGCAAATCCCCCTCCTTGAGCAGGAGCTCTCGCTCCTTCAGTTCGACTTCCTTGCTCTTCACCTGCGCGTCGAGCTTTAGTCGAGCATCCTCGCGATCCGCATTCCGCTTCCGCTCCTCGGCCTCCAGCTTCATTTTTTCGGCGTCCGGATCCGGCTTTGGCTCGGCAGCTTGCTTAGCCGCCGCGTCGATCGCCGCATCGACGGTCTCCTCCAACTGATCGGCCTTGCGGAATCCGCGCAGCCCAAATTTAATCAACTCGCCCGCAAACTTTGCGGCCTCAGGGCCTTGCGTCATCAGCGGCGCCGCTTGTTCGAGCCATGTCCCCACAGCGCTCAGAATCTCGATGCGCGATTGCCGCTCCATCTGCTCGTCAGGCTCGATCGTCGAATCCGTCTCCACAGCGATGCGAAACATGCGGCGACTGGAACGCAGCAGCTCCACCGCGCGCATGAAGAATTGCTGCCGCGCGGCCATCTGCGCTTGGCTTTGCATCGCCTGCGCCTGCTGCATCGCCTGCGGATCCATCATCATGCCTGGCGAAGGCGTAGGCAAAGGCGGCATCGGCCGCGCCGGCAAATACTTATCGATCATCTCGTCGTCGACGCCGGCCATCTCATAAATCGTCTCCGGCTGGAACACCTCGGAGATGACTTCCGCCTTGATGTTGAGCAGATCGCGTGCGAATCGCTGCACGTCTTTTTGCAGACGACGCGTCCGCAGCGTTCCCCACTGCGCCTTGATCCTCTGCGCGCCCAAGGTCTCGTTCGGATCGGTGGCGCCGCGCTGAATGTCGCTCAGTCCGCTAACCTCGTAGAGCACTTGTTTTGCAACGTCACGCGCCTCATAAAGCCGCACAAGAACCTCAACAACTTGCTCGACGGGGAACCACTCGACACGGCCGCGCGCGCCGCCGCCTTCTTGAAACATGGCCCAGTTTTTCACCGGCACCATGCGATTGTCGCCGCCATCCTGAAAAAGCGCAATCAGCTCATCGCTTGCAGACTCGTCGAAGATGCCGACGACGCGCAGCGCTTTTTGCAGTACGGCGATGCGCTCGGTGATGCGATTCATCTCCTCGGCTTGATCTTGGTAGAGAGCATAATCAGGCGTCGGAATCAGCGATTCGCTTGTGCAGGTCGCAAGCAGCGGTCGCGGGCATGGAAAAAATCCTTCGATCTGCACCGGCGGCTCTGCAATATGCAATAGCCCGTCCTCGCCGCTTCCAGGAGCGATGAAAATGACCTCGCCATCCTCCTTGCTCCAGATCTCATAAATCATCGCCTTGGCGCGCTGGTCTTGCAGTCCTTCCTCGCGCCGCTCGTCACCCTCCGCCGCGCAATCCATCTTGATCATCTCAGCGCGATTCGGATCCTCGCCACGCTCCTTCAGCCAGGATCGAAGCTGACGCCTGGTCTTGAAGAATCTGCGCCCAACCCACCACACCTCGTCCCAATTGCGCGCGACTGAGTGGATGAAATCGCGCCAAGGGACGTAACCAGCGACTGCTTTTTCGTAGACGAGCTCTTCGCCAACGAACTCTGGCTCGTAAAATATCCAGCATTGCCCGCGTCCCGGCAACAGCCGGTCGCGTACGGCGTTATCCATCGCGTCATCAAAATCGTATAGCTGACAACTCGTCTGCAAACAGCGCTGCAATAGCTCGCTCGCGAATCGCGCAAGCGGATCCTTGTCGCGATACCTGCGCCCCACTTGCGCTTTCGGCGTCTGCAAATAAACGGCCGGTCTCTGCGTCTCCACATTCGACCACAGAATATTGAATTTAGATCGACGTCCCGAGCTGACGTCACGCTGATCGTTGTAGATTTTTTCCACCTTTTGACCGCGGTCGAACCATTTGCGCTGCGCTTTTTCGGCCGCGATAATCTCTGCATTCCACCGTCGCGCAAGCGCAGCGGCGTCACGCTTGCGCGGCTCTATCTCCAGATCTTCAGCATTATAAGCGTCAGTCACACGCGATCGTCCCGCTCGAATGTATTGCGCTTGAGCCAATCGGCCAGCGTCGCCGTGTTATTCCCCACATTGATGATCCGCTCTCTTTTGACACGCAGCACGACCGGCTCCAACGCACGCCACGCGCAAGCAAGCACTTGGAACGCATCGGCCGGATGCGACGCCCAATTTTTTAGAGGCGTATCGCGAAACGTCTTCAGCGCCTCGTCGAAGTCCGCCTTGTACTGGATTAGCGCTTCAATCCCGAATCTGCAGCGCACAGCGTCAAAGCGCGTATAGGGCAATGTCAGTCGCGCCGCTGCGATGCGATCGTCGATCTTAAGCTCGGGCACGATGCGCGGCGGATTGTATCGATCGCTCAAGATCAATTGCTCAATACGCGAGCGCCCGCCGCCGATATCAGTTGTGCGCGCATCCGGCGGCACGTAGTGCGCTTCGACGCGATACGGCAAGTCGTGTATTTTTTTCAGCACTTGCGCAATGCCGTCAGAATGCTCGCCCTCGACAAAGTCAATGACATTCACGCCGTTCGCCGTGGGCTGCCATATCCACACCGGCATGTTGACGCCCTTGCCTAGATCCCAAGCGGAATAGCACGGCAGGTCCGGATCATAGGGCACATCGCCGATGCGCCCGTCGCGCATAGCGTCATGCATCTCCTTGCCGAAGTAGGCGCCCAGAATCGCAGCCTCGAAACTGCACTCGTATTCTTGCTCATATTGCTCCGGCGTCATTGTCGCGCGGGCGTCGTCAAGCTCTTCTTGCGGGAGGATGCCGCTCGTGGACGCTGGCAATAGCATCGAGAACCAGTCATCACTTGCACATGCACGATTATAGATCGAGTAGAACTCATTGCGCCCCTTGGGGGTCCCGATGAAGACGGCCCAGCCTGCGCGATCGCTGAGCGTCGGTCTGATAATCTCAGGCCAGACAGACGGACGCATGTCCGCAGGCTCATCCAGCACGACGCCATCGAAATAGAGACCGCGCATTCGGTCTGCATTATCGGCGCCGTAAAGACGCACGCGCGCGCGATTCGGATAGTCCACGCGCAACTCTGATTCGTTGATCGTGACGCCTGGAATCTGCGTCGCGAAACCGCGCAAATACTGCCACGCGATGTCCTTCGCTTGCACGAAAAACGGAGCGATGTAGCCGAATCGTCCGTCTTTTTTCACACACCGCAGCGCCGCGTCATTCAAATCGGCGACGCACGCCACAGTTTTTCCGGCGCGGCGATGGCACACCATCGCGCCCCACCGCTGTTTGCGTCGGTGGAATGCGATGAATTGTTTTCTGGGCCGGTACCCGAGATCAATTATCTTCGTCATTGCGCGGCACGCCGCTGACGATGGTCAGCGGCCCGCCCTCACTGCCGCCATGATGGAGCTGTACGGGCAACAGCTTCGGGAACAGCAGCTTGTAGTAATCGTCCACGTTACGGCGACACCATTCGGGGAATGATGTCTGAGGATCCTCTTGCAGGATGGCGAAAGCGTGCTCTAGCGCCTCTTTCGCCAGCCTCGTTGTCGCGGAAACCTGCCCTTTTTTTCGGCCTGCGCCTGGCCTTGCGCCGCCCCTCAATTGTACGTCCCCTGAATATATTGATTAATATTCACAGAATCGCCAACCCGCTCCGCTGGGACCAGGCGCATCGCGCGTTCGATTTGCGCATCAAGCTCCGCTACAGCGTCGGCGCCGTCTTTCTCGGCCATCTCACGCAGGATCGGCAGCCTGGTCTCGATGTTGCGCAGGATCTCGGTGCGCGTCGCGCTGCGGCCGGAGGCAAACCACATGACGCGCGTCGGCTCGCCGATGTCAAACAGGACGCCGCCCGGCGCCTTGAACGGCTTGAATGTCTCGCTCGACCACACCAGCGCGACGCCAGGGTTGCCGCTGATCATGAAGCCGGCGGGGGGCTTGTGTTCGTCCGGCAGATCGCGCTCGTTCCGCTTAGCCATTGGGCGGGAGAGAAACGGGCACGCCATCGCCGCGAATTTCGCGCAGGAGAGATGGGAGGGGGGCTCTGGCGACACGCGATTGACCGCGCCCATCGGTCCGATCACGAACGCGCCGAATTTGCCGCGCTTCTCGCCGCACAACCAGCAGAGCTGATGCTTGAACGCATCCTCGACGCCGCCGGGCCGCACCACGCGAAAGTCAGGCTTGCCGTCGATCCACGCGACAAACCAAGGCACCGGGTAGCCGCGCGCATCGATCGGCAGCTTGCGAAAGCGA